TAATGTCAGGATCAAAATCAAATTGCATATTGAATGAAAACATGGCTTTGCCTAGTGGCGACAACAGATAATCATCTACATTCTTAATGACTGTTTTAACACCGCCAGCCGCCGCATTCATCAACATGGAAATACCAGACGCGGTACGACCTACTCCAGTAACACCAGTCTGTCCATGGGCAAATGAGGGGAAGCCTGTTGACTCATCCGCTAAAACACGGGCTTTGTCAAACAATTGCATATTTTCGCCAGATACATTCGGGAATTTAGTACCGAAGATTGCCTGTCCCGGTGCGCCGCCTTGACGGCGGAAGACCTTGCCCGGATAAACGGACAAGTCCTGCCCCGGTACGAGATTTGTTTCGTCAATCTCTATGAGCAAATTACCTGACAATACAGCATTGTCTACAGCCATACGCATGAATCCATTCATCAAAGTTTGTGTATCGTCCATGTTTTCAGCGATACCTACTCCGAAGAACGAGTAAGGGTTTAACTCGTACGGAACTGCATAGTATGGGATGTGAGCAGGCTTAAACGGATTAAGTACCGCACGCAAAATGCGTCCGTTGCAGTACCAAATGTTTGCTTGAACTTCATCAAGTTCTCCAAACTCTTCTGGGATATCTACATCCGCTAACTCTAAGATCTCACGATCTATCATACCCCAGTATTCAAGAACTTCAAATCTTTCAATGTCATAATCTGTTTGATAATCGCGTAGATCATCTTCCCAGTATTTTTTGACGTATCCTTCACCCATGTCAATGACATCATCGACAACATTAGCGCGGAAGAATGGACGTTTTTTAAGTGATCTCAACTGTGTACGAGACATCTTGTGACGCTCGACTACATACTGAGCTTCATCCATATTGGCCGCATCTGGGTCAGGATAGAAGTTCCAAACGGAAACATGGGATGTCGAGGGAACCGTTTTGATTGTTGGATTGTATTCCCCTTCCTCATCCCAATTCGGGTACTCTTTATCAACGGCAAATGGGCCTTTCATAACCCCTGTTCCAAAGAGCGCCATTTCAAAAGCTGTGGAGCGTAGTTGCTTCGATGCATGGGCTTCTTCAAGCTGATCCATGATCTTCTTTTCCATACGCTTGGCCGCAACCATTGCTGGCTCAAAAGTAATCTGTGTTGCTGTGGTTCCGTAACCCGGCTGAAGATTATCTACGTCTTGTAGTTTCTTCTGCAGGGAGCCAAGTCGCATTTCCCGCAACGTATCAGCGGTAGCTCCTGCTGGAAACTCTTCCCCGTCTCCTTCAAACCCGTAAACAGATCCCTCTTGAACAGGTGGCCCGCCTTGTGGGCTTGGTTGCATATCGAAATGAACAGCTTCCGATATACCTTCCGGTAACCGTGTCGGTTCGACAGAGATTGGAAATTTCTGATTAGCAAACAGGACATCAATAATTTGACCATACGCCGCTAACGTCTTAGTCTTTGTTACCTTAATGAATACACGAGACTTTTCAGCTTCAGTGAATTGAACATCTGGCCCGTACAAACCGCGATAGTTGCGATACGATTGTAACCAGCGTTCTTCATCTTGACGACGAGTGTCTTCAGCTTTTCTGTAACGCTCTAATACAAAACGAACAAGTGTCTGCAACTCAGATGGCTCAGCCTCTCGTTGTTCTGCTGTGTCTTCTAGAGCTAACTGCGCGTCACTGCTCTCAACATCAAAGATGTCATCTTCTTCCATATTTAATACCCAAATTTGCTATCTGCTGGTATAAAGGATGATGGCCTAGACGAAGCTGGATCATAATCCCAAATTGAGAAACGAGGTCTGGACATGATACCGTAACGCAATGCGTCATATAAGTGATCTTCAGACTTCGTGTCAATATCCTCTGGATTCTTTTTATCCAAAGGAATAACTGGTAATTGTGCAATTAAATTAGTGCAAGTGTTGAAGAATACTAGTCTAGGTTCTTCCGTAAAATCATCTACCTGTAATCTTCTGTGTACTTCATTTTTACCTGAAACACGCGATCCTGCAGACCTGTCTGATGGCTTCCATCGACATCCTTTCATGATCATCTGCTCAGCTAGGCTTGGCCCAGTGTCACCTCTTTTGTGCCAACAGGAACTATCTAGCACCCCGTATTTGATGTTGCCGTCTTCGGATTCAGCGTCCAGCACCATATCAGCAAGATCAGTTGCCAAAACTTTACTAACATATAACTCACGATAGACAATAAGCTGTTCATCAGGAGAACAGGCAATCCAAACAACAGCAGAATAGGAGCCATAACCGTAATCGCAAGCACGGAATTTAACCCAATTACGAGGTATGTCAAACGGCTCAATAACATGTACTTGTCTATTGAATTCAGGAAACGCCGCCCCTTCTGCAACATCCCAATTACCCTCTAATAACTGTTTACGTTGATGCTCAGGTAAAGACAAGAGCATTGCTTCATAGTCTCCCTGATCATACAGATGAGGGTTATCAACTAGCATTGCAGGAATAAACCTGCGTTTAAATAATGGTTCACCGGCCCGTGAGTGATTCTTAGGATACCTTAAAGTCACTCCAGTTTCAATATCTGTTGCGTGAAAAGCCTTACCATGTGGAGCAGGATCAATGAACATCTTTTTGACCCATGCGTGACCCGGACCTCCGGGGTTTGTTGTCGCTCTCATATATGTAGGCAAATCAGGTGCGGTACTACGCAAACGAGATCTCATGTAGTCCCATGCAAATGGCGTGTGCCACTGTGTCAATTCGTCAAATCCAATCCAGCTAAAAGCCTGTCCTTGGTATCTTAACACATCGTCGTCTCGATCTAGATAGGAGAACCACAACCTTGCGCCTGAAGGGGCAGTCCACTGCATCTTTCTTTCTGACCACTTGATCCCCGGCCAGATCTTTGGATACATCTCCTGAGACTTCCATACAAGCTCTCTAAGCTCCTCATTCGTGTGTCGCAATAGCAACCCACTAAAGGATGGGTGCCCCATGAACCTGAGAGGATCTGCGAGCATTGCGTATGACTTACCGCCACCTGCGGCACCGCCGTATAATACTTCTCGTTCACCTGCCGCTAAGAACTCCGTTTGGGGGCCAGCGTTAGGTTTAAATATGACGTTGTGTTCTTCCGGACGTATTGGCTCAAATTCAGGCTCTTCGTGTATGTCCTCACGAACCTCGATCTTCGGCTTCTGGGGAGTCTTCCTTGATCCTCGACTTCCTTGCGCCAAGCCTTGACCTTTCGTACTTTTCCGCCTTGGAGATCGCCGTTTCGTACCTTCTGGCCCATTCGCGGAGAGTAGCACTTCGTCTTTTGTGGGATTGCTCACTATCTATTCGCTTCTTTAAACCCATATGCGAAATACTTCTACCTGTTTGCTTTGTTAGCCAATTCGCTACTTCGCGGTAGCTATATTGGATCAGGTATTCTTTCGCTTTTTCTAACGCCCTTAATTCACGAGGAATTGGATTTAGCATGTCTGGATCTTCTGGGTGTTCTTCATATCCAAACGGCACAGTTCTAGCAATTCGTGGAATCGGTAGAAAATCATCATCCTCGATAACATCTTCCGGTTGTGCCAGTATCCACTTATTTTTACTCGTCGTCATCCTCAGTACGTTTCGGTGGAAGTAGCATCACACCGCCTGTTGATTCAATTTGTACCTTCTCAGACTTGATAATTCCGATGCGGTCCATTACTTCTTTAGCGGCCTGCATCTTTTCTTTGATTCCTAATTCCGTAGGATCGTGTAACGCACCAACCATAGCCATGGCCGCACGAGGGCCATTTTGGGCGAGGTACATGTTGGTACGTTCTAAAATTTCATCTTTCAGAGCACCTACAATTTGAGCAGTGTGCTGTGACTCTGAGTAACCTGCTAACTTTTTAGCTTGCACAACATTTCCACGCGCTTCTTCAAAAAGAACGTCGAGGAACTTCTGTTGTTTTTCTGTTAGCTGACGAGCCATTTCATGTTACCTTTCTATACTGTTTTACTTTTTGCGCAACCTTTCTAGGCTGTGCAACAAACTGTGCGCCCTTTTTCTTGCCCTTCCGCTTGGCTTTCGTAGTAGCGGCATACTCGCTGGCCGAAAGAGCCTTGATAGCTTTCTCCGGTAGATAACGCTCCCCAGTAGCTTTCGGGCCTTGAGTAGAGGGCTTTCCACTCTTGGTACGCCACTTTTGCTTTGTCCAAGCTTTCAGACTGCGTTGTGGTGCTTTCACGATTTGTATCCACCACCTTTTTGTTTGTAGAGGAGTGCGACACGTTGTGCTTTTCTAGCAGACCACTGGCCGGGTGCACCACCTTTTCCACCGGCCTTAACTTGTTCAAATATTCGTTTACGTAGTCCCGGCTGGGTGTAATTACCTGATGCATTGACTGTGCTTCCGCCCTTTGACATGTTCACTGCGTTGTATGGTCCACTGTCAGCCATACCGCCACCCATCATATGCTTCTTGATTTCTTTGGGTGACTTACCCGCCTTCTTCATTGAGATTGCGACAGCGGCTTGTTGAGCACGTGACTTGTACGGCATATTAAAGCTCCGATAAGCGGAATGTTTCTTCGACAGATACCGTTACTGTGATTGCACTATTACTCGATGCAAGACCACGGATCTTATCTGCGCTCTGCAAATACATAACATCATCAATCTGGATGATACTGTTCTTCTTCATCTCAACTGTACCGCCAATAGGGAAGTAAGTAGTTGATGCAGAGTCGTACCACTCCAATGTAAATGTTTCAGTCGTCGATGCAGTATTCGCAATAATGATACTGTAGACTTTAGCAACGAAGTGTCCCGGTGCTGTGTAGATATCCTGATTACTTGTGGTTAGCTCTTTAGCTAGCGCACGATTCTTTACACCTTCAGCCATCAGTTCTCTACCAATATCAAATCAAATGCCGCAGTCATGCGGGCATTATTGCTCCGCACGGATGCCCTTATGTCAATGTCTGACTTTTCCGGTATTGCAATTGGCACTGTGAATGCGTAATGGTATTCACCACCAGCGCCACTAAACTCAAACGAATGCCCTACACGGAATGCGTTTTGCCCAAAGTAACGCACAAACATATCGCCAGTAGCATCCGCTCCATCCTGACAGGTTGCTACGCCCTGCATAAGATAACCTGTATATCCAGCAGGAACTGTGTATATAGCCATTAGTGTCTGGCCTTTGTCTTCGTTAATACG